TATGGCCGAAGCCGCATCGATCTGACGTTGCCTGATAGTGGTATCCAATATTGTTACTCGTTTACTTTTAACGGGATAGGGCATTTCTGCCTACCTCTGCACATTTTCTATTCTGTGCAGTTCGGACTATCGCATCACCTTTCGGTGTCTTCTCACTTAGTCTCTCACGGTGCCTTGCGGCTTCCGCCCTGTTAGCCATTTCAGCTTCCAAGTCAATCAGAGAAGATTTATTACTCGCCCCAATACTTATCATTTAGGGCCGAGCGACGTAGTGAAGTGAAGCCTGTAAGAAGTCCCAAAAAATCTTACATACTACGTCTATCTAGTAATTAGCGTCCTGCAGCAGCAGACATCACTTTTAATTTACCAGATATAACCTGGACAGACTTTGTATATCCAGGGATCAAACCTTCGGGGTCCGCGACCGTAGGCTCGGCATTTTGGACCACGTTGCACTTAATGTTCTGCCACTCACCGTCGCCGTAGGAAGTGTCACCCTGTGCGCCGAGGTTGATGGCGAACACGCCGTCCTTACCGAAGATGTAAGTACGGAGTGCGGTCAGCCCTGTCACACCACTGTAGTTAATGGTCTTCGTGACAAGGTTGGTCTGGAAGAAATGAACGCCAGTGGACGGCAGTTCGATAACTTCAGTCAGATCGACCGACACCAGCTCATCCATGCGGGCTTGGCCCACAGGGGTGTGCTTCAAAATGTCGATTGGCGAATCGTTGCTGTTGTCAGCGATCACATCGCCCAATGCAAATGGGTGAATGACGCCGACGAACGCTTTGGACGCTTCGTCGAACGGACGGATTGCGCGGCCAGCCATAGACTGGACGGAATTCCTGATCTGCGACAGAGACAGAGCGGTGAAGCTCGTCCCGTTAGTCGCAGCCAGTTCAACTAGCACGCTAGCGTCGATGCTGGATGCACCGTCGCAAGTCGCACGGACAAGGGCCGAAAGAGTTTCGCCCACCCGGTACGACATTTCCTTCGCGACGTTCTCGACGGTCGAGTCAATCGCGGTAGCCAAACTCAGTGAACTGAAATTGGCATAATCTGCGTCAAATGTGTTTTGGAAACCGAGATCACCCTCGGCTCGCTCTGCATGTCACCATGCAGTTCAGACTCTATCTTTACGGAACAGGAGTTCCGATGCTTGACATATTAGTCGTTGGGGATTCCACATCTTCATCATACTGATGGAGAATTTTCATTTTCTCCCACAGTTTATAACGTTGTTCAGGGTCTTCAACACCCGTCATACGAACGTATTCAAGAGCCGTCAAAGCCTGCTCTTTTTTAATTAACAGGTAAGGTAGGATACCAAGAAGAAACGCTTCAACTTTTTTATGTCCGCCTAAGCAAGACCATTTGAAACACTGTTTCTTTCCTAGTTTACCAAGCGAAGTTTTGTAAAAATCTCCGCCGAAATATCGAACCAACCATCGCATCAACCGCTGGGATGTATTGACTACTGAAATCTTAAGGTTGTAATTATAGTAAGGCGTGCCAATTTTTGTTTCTGCACAAACCCGACTGATTGAAATACAGCCCTCGCAGTCAACCGCCATCGCCGCCATAGCGAGTTTGGTTTTATCCTGTGTCATTATCATGATGTGGTCTTTCCTCCGTCTCTACTGTAATCATTATACAGTCTTTGACGGATATAGTCAAGTTTAAACGGAGAACTAGCAATTAATTCTCCGATAGTCGCAGTCGTGTTCAGGACGCTTACGCTCAATGACGATCCGACAGTACCTTCGGTCGTCTGATTGACGTTCGCAGCCAGAGGCACATACATGAACCAAATCAATATGCCCGACTTTGACTTACGAGACATTCATGTTAAAAAATCTCGTATTGGTTGCCGCTCTTCATCGGCAGATCAAGACGCTCTGCGCAACGGACGAACGGGGTCTGTGCCTTCAAGTTTTCCCGGAAACGTTTATCATAATATTTCACGGTGCTTTGAGGCAGGTTAGAAAGCTGGTTTCCACTGGGGGAAAAAGACATATGTTTCTATCCCTTAGGCATTGCTCCGAGTGGCCCGCTTGGCGGCTGCTTGACGATCAAGTTCATCCACCAGTTTTCGGAATTGAGGATCGCGTAATTTGATCTTATATTCGTCTGCGGACATCTTAGCAATGTCAGACGAGCTAAGGGTGACACTCGGCATATTAGGACTGCCGTCTGAAGAATTGGAATTATTCAGACCTGAGGGTACTCTAGCTTGTCTCGCTTGCGGTTGCGCTGGGGGAGTAATCCGACTCTCTGCTGCAACGGGAGCCGGGGCGACCGACTCCGTAACCTTCGTCTCTACCACAGGGGCAGGAACGGGAGGAATTGCCTCACGCACGATTGGCCTGTCAGCAAGCAATCCGCATCCTGACAGATGTGAAAGGGCGAGTTCAAAGTTCGCGACGGTTGGATTGAGCCCTTTCTTTACCATCCAATCCGTCAGTAGTTGTTTGTTTTCCTGACAAGGATAAAACGAATCCTTTTTGGCCGCTTCAAAAATATCATAGTTCTGGCGGGCCATAACTGTCAGGGTTTGAATCTGCTGTTTATTGAATTGTTCCCTCAACTTCGTGGGTGACAACCCAATCGCGGCTTCAAACAAGGTGTTAACGGCTTCAACAGACTTCGCGGGGTCTTGCAAATCCTGCGAGAGCGTGAAGCGCTCGTCCGCGGTCAACTCACGCGGCTTCAATTCCATGACATCCTGAAATTCAGCATCCGCAGACGGTTTAACTTCATCCGTTATGCCGAGTTGCTGCTTGCGCGAAACCTCACGCAATTTGCGCTGTAGAAGGATGTTCTGTTCCACCAGCTTAGTGGCCAACTCGTCCTGTGTTTTATACTTGATAACCTGCTTGCCACCCATCGGACGACCGATGTCATCTGTCGGCTGATACTCGTACCGCTGTTCCGGCAGTTCAACTAGAGCGGGCGGCTCAACTGGCGCGACGGGCTCGACCGCTTCAACTACCGGCGCGACGGGCTCAACCACCGCGGGTAGTTCTTCGGCGGGCGGGCCATCCAGTACCACAGGTGCTACAGGCACGCGATTCACACGCGCTCGAAATTCAGGGTCCGACAACTTCTGTCGGTACTCATCTGCGGGCATCTCCTCGATTGCTCGCAGTTCTTCTAAAGAAAGTTCCTTTGGTTCTGACATACTCCTCCTTATTGAAAGTCTTGTGCTACCTCGGATATTTCAGGGTTGTCCATCGTACCCAATCGCATTGCGTTGTACTTGTGCAGGTTCAACTCGTCACTGAGGCGAACCATGAACTCCTGATAGAACAGTGTGGCGGTTTGCGCCGCCGCATGCTTAGCCAAAATCTCCTCAGGTTTTGTCGAAGGGGTGTTCATCAAGTTATGATTGAAGTCCCTTATGGCATTGAGCATTAACTTCTGAGTCAGGTCAAACCCTTCTGTCTGCGCGTATGCACTCAATATGGCCCGCTGATCTTCGCTTAGCTTGAAGTCAGGCATCGCCATACTCGAAAGCTGCACGGTATCTTTTGGATCAATCATACTCCTCCTAAAAATGTAGGGGCTGATTTTCACGTCTGAGGGAAGCCCCGGCAACCCGCGAATGATTTTAAGTGGGTTTAGCATGCACTTCCTCACTCAAGGATAATCGCGTATCCTAAAGAGGGTATCAGCCTCTTGTTAGTGACCTTATCGCAGTCACCCATGCCGGGTATCAATCCGGTGCGCCCGCAATAACGGGTGATCCTACACCACAGACGGCTGCATTCCCTCAAGCCCGCCCGTACTTGGCATGCCCTCGGTTGCTTCTTCCAACCCGTTCGCCTTTGCTGAGGCGACAACCAGATCACGCTTGATGCGATTGTCTGATTGCTGATTTTCAAGTTGTGATTTCTGAGCAAACTGCTGTTGGCTCTTAGCTTGCGCTGCCGCTAGTTGATTTTGCTGCATCGCGGCTTTCGAATTAGCAGCACGCTTTGCCTTCATTGCTGGCGTCAGAGGCTTGATGATGTCATTCTCATTCTTCCATTCAGAAGCTTCCAACCACATGCGAAGGATCGGCTTGAAGTCAATGTACTCTTCATTGATCTCTGCGAGGCTGTCCTGAATCTGTGGGTTCTGAAGAATCTGGGTCAACATAACCATCGACTGAGCCATAGTACGTTTAGCCGAAAGTGACGCGCCCGCGAGAACTTCATATCTAATCTGGGCGTCGTGAAAATCTTGCATGTCAAGGTCTTTGACATATGCATCGCCCTTTTCTTTGCCGAGCACCGCGAGGATCGCGGCGTCCGACATGATGTTGAAGACCATCCAATCAAGCACCCCGAGGAATGGTTTGAAGACCTGTTCAATAAAATTATCGAGTGGGCCATCTAAACGTGTTGCGCTTGCACCCGCGAGGATATTAGCCCCACCTGCGGTCCTGCCCATAGAAGACCTTGGGCCAGCCGAAGAACCTTGTACTAACTGTTGATCTGCGCCGGAACTCGATTCTGTAGCCTGCTCTGATTCTTTCAGAGCATTCCAGATGTCATTGGGAACCTTGGGCGTTTCCATCAGGCGATATGATTTCTCGGTGTCACCGACAGTCAGAATTTTGCCGAGTCCGGTTCGAATCATCTGTGTCGGAGCACTATCGTCACGATGCCGCAGATAGATTGGGTTTGCGCCGAAGCTGAGAATTTTCAGGATGGCGTTAATCGTTCCTTGATCAACGCGCTGGTTCTGCCCGACAATGAGTCCGAGACCCATGCCATAAAATGCTTTCGGGCGGTTCCACCAGTTAGACGACAGGAAATTGATCTGGTTGAATTCGTTCTTGCCGCTGTAAAGCACAGTGCGCTGATTGAGCACCATGATTTTGCGGCCATTGTCCACGTATTCCATCACTTCCAGTTTAGTCCGCAGGGGGTCAGGGCTTACTCGCATGTTGACTTTCATTGCGTGGTGAACGACGCCCTCGATGTAACTAGCCTGCTCTGTTTCCAAAAGTTGGGCCTGCTGGTTACTCGTAGCCCAGAAAGTTTTCAAGACTTCATCGCTGATATCTTTCCAGCCGAGGATAGCATCGCCATCTTCGCCGTCTTTTCGGGCGTTACGCACGGCAGTAAGAATATCTTTTATTTGGTAATAATCCATGTATCGGACATCGATGACCCATCCGGCTTTACGGATATCACTTACTGCGAGTTGCGGGTCTACAAGAACTTTGTCAACTGGACGCCATTCAAAAAACGGCACTGGAACAAACGTCTCCTTGGTCTCGATAGAAGGTGGTTCATCCGTTGGTACTGTGACGGATTCATCCCCACCCTCGATTTTCACCTTGGTAGCCTTGCGTGTGTGCTTACAAACTTTCTTCCAGTCATACCCCCACTTGAAGATGCCAGTTCCTAGGAACGCCATCTGCTCAAGACCCCACTTGGTCTGGGTTTTGAAATCACAATCTCGTAGGATGAACGAAAATAGCGTTGACTTAGCGTCCGCGATCTCCTGTGAAGTGCCGGGCATTGGCCGCAGGACCATTGGCGGATCGTCGTAGAATAATCCCTTATAAAGCTGGGGCACAACTGCGTTGCAGACTTTCGCAACTGTAAACCGCTGGACGTTTGGCTCAAGGATGTAAGTGTTCTCGTATACTGTCATAGGACGCGGGGATTGATACAGCAGGTCCGCATCTCTCCACAACAAACTCCCAAATTTGTTACTGCCATTAGGCAGGGTTGATCATTTCTGTCAACCTCTCATGGTTTATATTCCACATGAAGTTCGGACTATTGCTTCATCTTTCGACGCCCTCTCACTTAGTCTCTCACGGTGCTTTCGCTTCCGCCTCGTCTCCATTTCAGGGTTCCGAGTCAATCAGAGTGGGTTTTAAGACAGCAGGTTTGTTTACTGTCTGTTGGCTATGTATGCCTTGGCATTAGCGGCGGATTGCACAACTAACGCTAATTCTGCATCCTTTACAACGATCTCACCTTCCGCATTGAAATCTGAATCGACAAGTTGTCGGTTAGGATTACCATGTGTATTCTGCAGATCGTCTAGCCTTATTTTTTCTACAGCGGGTTCATCGGGCATTGGCTCTCCTTTGCTTTTTCCTAGCACGATATTCTCTATTACGAAGAGCAGCTAAGCTAGGATTCTCTGATCTCCTACGTATGTTGGATTCAGCGATAGCGGGATTGGGTACGCCCGTTTTAGCGATGCTCAAGTTTTTACGATGCTCGGCGGATTTAGGAATTCCTCTCATTCCCAATTTGCACTTCGCGATATGTTCAGGGGAATTCTTGTACCCAGTTCGCGTAGCCCCACCCGTACCGCCCTCAGCCAGATTATACCCAAATTCAGGCACCCTAGCATCAGTCGTACGAATAAAAAATCTCTCCATCTCGTTTAGCTGCTGTTTGTCAATTGCGCGAATCAACGATGTGATGACAAAACTCTCTGGTCCATATTTGCGTATTGCTCGATATAAAACAGGCTTATCATTCCATCTATCAGCAGAAACTGCACGTCTAAAATTCAATTTCAAATACGCCGACAAATCTCCACAATGCTGGCCTACATAAATCTTATCATTCACCATGTTGGTAATGGCATAGACGTGCATACTTTCTCCTCAACTAAAAAGATCGGCGAACGGATCAGCAGTCTCACGCGCATCCTGCTGTTGGTTATGGACTATGTCAGCCAATGACATGTCAGGATTCTCAAGCTGCATTTCTTGCGCATTTAACTTCGCGTAAGCGTTGAGCCCATAGACCCTATCGTAATTGGGCCTCGCAAATGGATCAGGGTTGAAGTCCGCTTGCTGGGCGGTTGTCCTCGCTTCCATGTCTGCGTAACTCGAAAACTGATTGACTAGGATCGCAAGTGCATCGACTATGTCATCGTGTGTAGCGGCGGCGGTGCCAAACTTGGAGAGTTCATCATACATCTCTTCCTTGCCCGGCATAGCAAACGAGAACAAGAGCCGTTCATCGCCCAAGAGTCTGAGCACCGGCTTTGCCTTGATCTGCTTCGCGTTGGTCTTTTTTCCTACACCCAGAGAGACGAATTCAATATTCGCCCGAACTCGAAGTGCGTCCATCTCTCTGTAAATCTCTCTGCCCAACCATTTGACGCCGACCGATTCCTCTATGCAGAGACGTTTAGGTCTCCACTTCAAAACGGTGCCCGCGATTATCTTAGGCAATTCGTATTCGTTGAACCGGCCCCGCTGCATGTCTATAATGTAGAACTTCCCACCATAGATCAACGCTGTAATGATCACCGTATAGTCCGCCCACGACTTCGTCGAATAAGCAGTGTCAATCGCGGTAACGATCATCCCTGTGCCGGGAATCAAGTTCGACTGGATTGTACGCCGTACAAGGAGTTCGCGGGGGAATTTGATGACGTGTATCTGGGTCGGGTCGTTGAGATACTTGATCGCGAACCAAGGGTCAGTTTTCTTCTTGTACTGTAGAACTTCGTAAGTCAATGCATGGGGATTATCAGACTCACCGAACCAAAGCCCCCAATCTTCTTTAGTCATCTCCTCCGGTATCTTCCCCGCAGCAACTGCGGCGGCGTTAGGCCACCAACAAGCCCGCAAATACACTTTCATCGGGAAGTCTTCGCCGTCATCTTCAAACTTTTTCTTGTTCTTAATGTCCTGACCGTACGTGTCTTCACTATCATACCACGTTCCGATCTTATCGTAGAATCCAAATGGATGCAAAATAGCTTGGTTGATGCTGACTTGCTTATTGATGTTCCTGATGCGATCAACTGTCTGAGAGTTTTCGTTCGTGACTACGTCGTCCAGCTTCAGGACGCATACGTGCCAACCAGCTAAGTTCTGCTCGATTGATGCAGCGCAAACTGTACTCTCTTTCTCCACTTGACCGACCGCGGGCGTCTGGTACTCGTACGCCTTG